AGCGCCTACACGCTGGGCTTTGCATTTGGACAAATGCTTTACGGCCCCATGGCCGATAGCATTGGGCGTAAACCGGTCATTATGTATGGCACGTTGTTCTTCGCCTTGGCGGGTGCTGCGTGTGCGATGGCGCAGTCGGTCGATCAGCTGATTGTGATGCGTTTAATCCACGGTTTAGCCGCTGCGGCCGCCAGCGTGGTGATTAATGCGCTGATGCGTGACATGTTCACCAAAAAGGACTTGCGAATCTTACAAATTAATTTTGTGAGGATTTGATAATGATTACATATGCTTACAGCTATGTGAGATTTTCTAGCAAGCAACAGTCGACGGGTGCAAGTCTCAAGCGGCAGATAGAAGCATCAGAAGCATTTTGTCGTGAAAACAATCTAACGTTAGCTCCTTTGAGCTTTCATGACCTCGGTATTTCAGCGTATAAGTCAAAGGCTCGAGCATCGCTAACAGAGCTGCTAGAAGCTGTTAACACTGGTCGTATTAGTGCTGGGTCATATGTTTTGATTGAAGCTATCGACCGTCTGAGTCGAAAGGGATTCGACGATACACACTCTATGCTACGAAGTATATTGCTTAAAGGGGTAAACGTCGCCTTCGTCGGGACAGACGCAAAGAGTTTAGCTGGTACTGTATTGACTCGAGATTCTTTGAACGACACGATGGCGATTATTCAGGTCGCTATCAGTGCTGACTTAGCACATAAAGAATCGCAGCGTAAAAGCAAACTTGTTCGTGATGCAAAGAAACGAGCGAAAGAGAAAGTCTCAAATGGTGAAATTGCTAAACGCAGATTACCGTTCTGGTTAACTCTCGACGGTGACAAATACGTTTTGAATGAGCGTGTTGATGTCGTTAGAGAAATAATCAAGATGAGACAATCTGGTTTTGGTAAGCACAAAATCGCTCAGACGTTGAATGCGAAAGGGTCAAAAACAGCATTAAACAAACAATGGTCGAGTCAGACGATAAAGTATCTTTTGGCGCACCCTGCGCTCTATGGCGCTCATCAATTGACTGAGCGCATAGAAGATAGCGTGATTAATGCTGAACTCGTTGAGAACGTTTACCCTGCTGTTATGTCGAAGAAAGACTTTTTCTTGATTCAGTATGATGAAAAGCGTGTAACGAGTGGTAGAACGTCTGTGAGTTTTCCGTTTAAGGGTGTCGTTCGTTGTATTTGTGGGTCGACGATTGTCTATGGTCCTCGCAAGATGAACGGCAAGATTTATCACTATTATTTTTGTGCTGCATCAAAAGACGGTAAGTGTAATCAAAAGAAATTGATACCGAATCTGTCGTCTGTTCTGAAAAAAGTTATCGACAAGATCACGATTCAGAGTGTTGTTCAGAATCAATCTGATGTTATCAAGCAGGAGATTCAACAGAAGAAAGATAAAATGGCAGGAATTCAAGCGAAGTTGTTAGAAATGAATGACCCGCCTTTGTCGCTGTTCGAATTGATTCGAAATATGGAAAAAGAAATCGAATCGTTATCTGCTCAACTTAAAGACGAGTCATTTAGAAGTGCTGGCGCTACTAACGCTGATGTTACAAAGTTAAAGGACATATCTGATCCAGTTGAATACAACATGCAAGTGAAACGCATTGTTGATGTTATTACAGTTTATCGCCCTAACGATAAACAGGGCCGGCTCAGAGTTAAAATCAAAAAGATAGACGGCAACTTTCAGAGTTTCATAATCGTTGATGAAAATATCCGATTGTTCAGCGATACAGAAGCAATCAAAAAGTTAGCCGAATAACTCAGTCGTTCGAGACTTCTATTATCAGAATGTCCTCGAACGACTCTTCCGCGTTTTCTTCAATAATCATAGTGCTTTAACGTCTGTGATTCCCTTCGCACCAGCTTTGTTATCTTTCAAAGCGTCAATTAGTTCTGATTTCTTCTCATATCCCAACTGACTCAAAAGACCTTTTATCACGTCATTCGCTCGCCCAATGCTCGAAATCTCATATTGCTCACCTTTATAGATGAAACTGAATTTTGCATTAACAGCCTGCTTTCGTTTCTTCTCAGTCTTCAATCCTAGCTCTTCCAAGCTAACACCAGCAGCTTCTAGAATCGCTCTAGCTTTGTCTATTGCTTCTTGCTGCTTCTCTTTGGTGAGCGTCTCCTTAACTCCTACGATGCGATCAATCAGTCGCATAGCGTCGCTATAAGACAAGCTCTTTAGATGCTTCTCGATATCAATAAATTCCATACTATCTCCTATTTCTCACTAAATACGTTTATTAAGTGAGGATTAAAATGAAAGAAAAACTCCAGAAAATTTTACAAGCTGCACAGCCTTTTATTTTACCACCGCCAAATTATACGCCTTCGGAATGGGTTGAACACAACTTGATATTACCCGATGGTCCGATGGCTGGTCAAAAAATGAAGTTGTTCAGCTTTCAGAAGGGCATGATAGACGTAATTACCGAAGGAAAAAAGAAAATTATTTTCGAAACTTCTGCTCAGATTGGAAAAACTTCAATTCTGAATGGAATTATCTTCTATAAAATCGTAAATGATCCATCGAATATCGGTGTTTTACAAGCTACAGGTAAGGAAGTTGGTCAGTGGTTAAATGGGAAAATTAAGCCCATGATCAAATCATCTCCTGAAATTGAATCATTGATTAGTGATAAAAACGACCGCGACTCTGTTAATAATCAGTCGCAAATGCAATTGAAATCAGGTCAATTTCTTTACTTCATGAGTTTGAATAGTCCTAGCAACTTGCGAGGAAAAACAACTCCTTTAATGCTGCTTGATGAAGTCGACGCAGTTGATATTGATACTGATGAAGGTAATCCTATTGATATCGCTTCAAACCGTGCAACGACTTTCGGTGATGATGCTCGTATTTTCATTAGTTCTACGCCAACTGGCAAAGACGGTGCTATTCATCAACAATTTTTGCTTTCAGACCAAAGAAAATATCATGTTGATTGTCCACAATGCGGTCATTCTCACGAACTAATCTTTGAAAATATTAAATTCGATTGGCATACAGTTCAAGGCAAGAAAGTGCCCGATTCAAATACGGCTGCTTATCATTGTCCTGAATGTAACTCTGTATGGTCGGAAGGAGATAGAGTTCGCGCAGTTGCAAATGGTGAATGGATTGTAACTAACGATAAAAGCAATATTGCGGGTTTTCATATCAGTCGATTGTATTCTCCATTCTCAACAATCAAATCTGTTATTGATGATTTCTCTCAAGCGTATTCAAACTTTAGTCTTGCGACATTTTATAACACGGTATTAGGTCTTCCATACGACGACTTGAACAAAGATGTTGAGCTAGAAGCTTTAGAAACGTTAAAAGAAAATATCGACATAAACAAAATACCAGATGAAGCATTATTCTTAGTTGCTGGTGTCGACCAGCAACAAGATCGTTTAGAACAAACAACGTTTGCAGTCGGTGAAAATGATATCTGGATCTTAGAGCATCGTTCTTTCTATAGTCCTAATGCTGAAAAGCTCGAAGCAAATTGCTATCGAGAAAACTTGGCTTTCAATAAAACGAAATTCAAAACTGTTTCAGGTCGAAAGATTCCGATGTTATGGGTAAACGTCGATAGTAGTAATGGTCGAGCGACACAAATCATTTATCGTTATACAGCTCAATGGTTGAACTTGCATTCAATTAAAGGTTCTCGAGGTATTAAAGATCCGTTGGTTCCTGTCAAAGCATCGAATACGAAAGGTTATGAATTGTTCATGCTGGGCGTTAACACTGGTAAAGGCATGATTCGAGAAATGTTAAATCGAAATCTCGACACATCGAAGCGACCACCAATTGCTTTGCATTTTTCTGAAACGTTACCTGATGATTATTTTGAACAGCTAACGAGTGAAGAATTAAAACGAACAGGACGCTGGGAAATCAAAAAGGGTCACACCAGAAACGAAGCGTTAGACTGTTTCAACTATGCAAACGCAGCACGCCTCCAAGTCATTCATAAGCTAGGAATGAAACGAATTCGTTCACTCAAAGATAAAGCAGCTTTGGAAATTGAAGCAAATAACGAACCTGCTGTTATTGATATTGATATCGAAACGGAAGTTAAAGAAGTTAAAAAAGAAGTTAAAAAACCTGTTCAACAAATAACAAGACCCTCAATGAAAAAGAAATCATGGGTTAAAGGATGGTAAATGAAAACGATTTATATTGGCGAAAGTATCGCGATTGAAAATCCTCAAGGTGCGTCTGTCATTATCGGTGACGATTTGACAACTCTTTATAAAAATGAAGATGCGCCCGAAAACGTAGAAATTGAAACTGATGAATTCACCGAAGGCAATTATTCGATTGTTGTCTTTTTGAATAAAAAATTCATTTCGACTACTCCGTTAAAGATAAAAAATCCGCTTACTAAACAAGATAAGAGAATTTCAATCAGACAGCAAATCGATGATATCGACATGCTAATTCACGCAAGATTGACAAGTAACGAAGACGCTATTCAGCAAATGACAATTAACAATAAAACTTTGGTTTACGAAGGACTCGAATCATTGATTTCACTTCGCAAACACTTAGTAAAAATATTGGGCGATCTGAATAGAGCCGAAAAAGCGAGAGTAGGCAAGTCTCCGATTATTACATACAAAGCACGTTTCACACGTTGAGGTTAAAATGAAATTTTTAGATTTATTCAAAAGAAAAAAGAAACCGAACGTAAAAAAAGTTCAACGTTATAAAAACACTCGCGGTCTGGGAATTACTCCTGATCGCTTGACTGAAACGTTCACTTCTTCCGTTCTAACGGGTTCGATTAATAAACATATCAGAAGCTCAAACGATTTACGCGACCAAGCAAGAACATTAGCGATTACGAATAACTACGGCAAAAACTTTGTTCAAATGGTTGTCGACAACGTTGTCGGCGCTGATGGTATCAATCCGAATCCTCAAGTTCAATTTGAAAATGGTTCACTTGATACTAAGTTAAACATGAAACTGAGCAATATGTTTTCATCATGGGCAGATAACGCAAAGAACTTTTCTCTTAACGGTCGTATGAACTGGCGTGATTTCTGCATTCAAGTCGAAAGAATGCGTTTGATTGATGGTGAAGTTTTTATTCGAATTCACAAAGACGAAATGCAGATAGAAATAATTTCTGCGGATTTATGTGATTATAATTTTCAAGAAAAACAAGAAAACGGCAACACGATTTATCAAGGCATTGAATATGACGAAAGAAAACGTCCTGTTGCTTATTGGTTCACTGAAATCGATTTAATGACTCAAACAAACGCTGGTCAGAGATATCGAATTCCCGCTGAAGAATGTCTTCATTATTTCATTCCAGATTTATCGAATCAGCTTCGTGGTATTTCTTCTTTCAGCGCTGTTATTAAACCGTTGAGCGATTTGCAGTCTTATCAAGAAACCGCAATTGTTCAAAAACGTATCTTAGCCTCTCAAATGGGCTTTATCACACAAGATAAAGATACTAATGATATGGACATTGACGATGATGTTGAAAATCCGATGCAGGAAATTGTCGAAGAATTTGCTCCTGGTGAAATTAAGCAGTTAGCTCCTGGTCAAGATATCAAAAGCTTGGGCGCTTCTCAGGGTGTTTCTGACGGTTACGCAGAATTCATTGATACTGTATTAAATCAAGTAACGACTGGTTTCGGTGTGTTTAAACAGGGTTTCATGGGAGACACTGCAAACATTAACTATTCATCTGCAAAATTCGGCGATCAGACCCAGCGTCAACGTTTTAGAGCTATTCAACAATCATTGATTGACCAAGTTTTAAAACCTGTTGTTGAATCTTATATCGAATATTTGATTCTTCATGAAATGTCGTCAGTGAGCGTAAATAGCATTCCGTTTATTATGAATTCGATTACATGGATTCGTCCTAAACGTGAAAGTATTGACCCAATTAAAGATACACAAAACGAGATTCTTTTAATTCAAAATAAATTGAAATCCCGCGCTGCTGTTATTTCTGATAGAGGTGATGATCCTGCACAAGTCTTTGCACAGATTGAATCCGAAGAAGAAAAATTTGGTCAAGTTGAGGTTATTAACGAAAAAACTGAAATATCCGAAAACGTCTAATTCCCAAATACTAAATACAAGAAAACAAAAAGTGAGGTTATATGCGAGTATCACAACGCAGGGATCTTGCTGTTTCTGATTTGAAAGAAAGCGATGGAATCTTTTCTATCGCTTTCAGCTCCGAAACTCCTGTTGTCAGAAGTTATGAAACTGAACGAGGCGAAATTGAGCTGAAAGAAATTCTTTCACATGACAAAGGAGCTGCTGATCTTAGTCGTCTAAATAACAATGCATCATTACTGTTTAATCATGATTTCGATAATCACTTAGGAATAATCATTCCTGATTCAGTTCGTATTGATTCAGATCGAGTCGGTCGAGCCGATGTTCGTTTTTCGGAACATGGTCAATTAGCAATTGATGTTAAAGGTAAAGTCGAAGAAAAAACTATTACGAAGATTTCTTTCGGTTATGACGTCGATGAATATGAAATCGATTATGAAAATGAAACTCTTCTAGTAACAAAATGGTCACCATATGAAATTTCTTTCGTGACTGTTCCAGCCGACGATACGGTCGGACTTAATAGAACCAAATTACTAAATACAAGTGTAAAACAAATCTCAACAAGGAAAAAAACAATGAAAAAGATCCGTGAAATGTCAGAAGTCGAATTAGTAGAACTTACCGCAGAAGAAATTGAAGCTCTTTCTGCCGAAGAACGTGCTGAATATGATGAAGCTATTGAAGCTCTGGAAGTTGCTCAGGAAGAAGAAGCTCGTCAGAAGCGCGAAGGTGATGAAGTTGAAGACGAAGACAAAGAAACCGATGAAGCTCGTCAGAAGCGAGAAGAAGATGAAGATGAAATTATCGCAACTGCTGAACGTTTCAAAGTTCCTTCTGCAACTGCATTGAAAGCAATTCGTTCTGGTATGACTGCTGTCGAATTCAAACGCTCTATTAAACCAAATAAATCAATTCAGGTACGTAAAATGGCAAAAGATACACAACAAACTTTAGAAAAGCGTTTTAGTTTAGACAACGTTTCTCGCGCTCTTGCATCTGGTAAATCTCTACGCGGTGCAGAAGCTGAATATCATCAAGAAATGGCTCGTAAAGCTCTAGCTCGTGGTCGTGTTGCACGTTCGAATGGTTCTTTCATTCCTGCATCTGCGCTTCGTGCTGCATCTGCTGGTAACACCACTGCAAACTTAGCAAAAATTACTGATGAAGTAGTTCGCTATGACAGCTTTGTTGATTTGCTAATGGAAAAATCAATCCTTGGTCAGTTGAATGTTAACGTTCTTTCTGGTCTGAAAAATCCGATTGCTATTCCTAAAATGACCAAGTCAAGTTCTGAATCATTTGGTTTCGTTTCTGAAAACGGTAAATCCCCAGAAGGTAAATCAGAATTCGATAACGTTCCAATGACTCCACGTACTTTCACTGGTGGTAACCCGATTTCTCGTCAAGCAATGCTGACTGTTCCTGATATCGGTTCTTTCATTGCAGACCATATCGTTAAAGCTTCACGTATTAAGCTAGAAAAAATGATTTTCTCTGCTGTTGCTAACACTAATGCTCGCGACGGTATTGTTAAGCTGTTGGTTGATGCTTCTCGCGTTCAGAAAGGCGAATTGTCTTACAAAGCATTCTTGAAAGCTGTTGCTGAATTGACAGACGCTGGTGTTGATGCAGAAGCAATTAAATTTGTTATGCGCGGTGCTACTGCTGCTGATTTGAAATCAACTCTGCGTGATTCAAACGTTCATGATTACATCATCACTGATGATAACAAACTTGGTGGTAACGACGTTGTTTCTAGCGGTGTTATCGGTGAAGGTTCTGTGATTGCTGGTGACTTCTCTGGTATTACTATTGCTGAGTGGGAAGGTCTTGAACTTGATCTTGACAACACAACTTATCGCGATTCTGACACTCTTGTTCCTCGCATCTGGTGTGATTTGGATTGGGCTGTTACTAACCCTGACGCTATGATCGTTATGCAACCTGCTGGTGCAGAAGCTAAATCTAAAGCTTAATTAGTTGATAATTGGGACTCCTTCGGGAGTCCTTTTTTATTTCTCCGACTAAATAAAAGTAAAGGAGAAAACCATGTTTCAATTTTCAACAAAGCAAAGAAAGCGAATGCTCATGATTATGGGCGAAGAAATGATTGTTTCGACAAATAATATTGAAAAAACAATAAAGGCAATTCCAGAAATCAATATATCCGACAATAACGGCGTTATTTCTGAAACTTTTTACATAACTGCCGATTCCGATGATGTAACGGAAAATTCTGCTATCACATACAAAAATGAAAAATATGAAGTCGGTTATGTCGTTAATGACAATAGCGGATTGTCTGATTTTTATTTGAATGCTACAGGAGAGGGTGCGAATGGCAAATTCATCTAATCTTCCTCGTATTTTAATCAAACGAGCTTTAGAAAAAATAATTACTAGTGAATTAAATATTAAGTTAGTTGACCAGTTCAAAGTCGGAAATAAAAGAGATGTTCAAGCATGGATTATCAACATGACCGAAGAATATGAACGAGTTCAATTAAATTCAAGAACTTTGAGAGCTAACTTATCCATCACTATTGATTTTTTCAGTGAAATAAACGAAACGGGAGTTCATCAAGCGATTATGGATTTAATTCGTGTTGGTCCTGAACATAACTTGTTAAAAGAATTTCGAATTTCGTTAATTGCTCCTTCAAGCTCGGAAACTCAATACAACACAGAAGCAACCGAAGGCGCTGTTATGGCTCGAGTTGTTTTACAAATAAACTATCTTATGAAGGACTAAGAAATGGAAAAACAAGATATTTTCACAGGCTCAAGGGTTGATGTCTCGTTTACGATGAATACGCAAAACGAAACCGCATCATTCTTTGATCCTGATTATACAGATATTAAGAATCTGGCAGCTTTTCCAACATTGACGTCAAAGACCGCGATTTCTGAAATCGAAACTTATGATGATGATATGACTTCCAAGCTCTCAGGAGACATCTCCTTAGAACCAACGAAATTGTCGATGTCATACGTCATAAATGATCCCGTGCAAACCACGTTGATTCAGGCTGCTAAGGATAAGACTCCTGTTCGATTCAAGAACTTTTATATTATCGATACAGGTGAAAACAAATCATCTTCTCAGACTGGTTATTATCAAATTTATGATGCATTCGTATCTGGTCATGAAATTGTTAACGCAGGTTCTATCGCAACTCTGAATTTGAATATCGCTCCGACAAACGGCATTTTGTCGGAAGGTGTCGCTCAAATCGGTGAAGTGATGAGAAAGGGCGATTATGGTGTCGGTGCTGGTGTCGAAGGTTATGAAGGTGTCAAAGATTCAAGCTCATTGACTGGTAATAGATGGGTAACGATGGATGCCTCGAACTCTGATAATCCATTCGGAAGTGATACTTCTATGATGGCTATTCAGTATTCGGAAAAGCAAGGCTGGCAGCTTATTGGGACTTCAACCGGAAAACCATTGCTTCGCTTACGTAATATTCAAGACAAAGGCAAAGTAACAAAGTCGAAATGGGTCAAAGTCTACACAGACGAAGAAAAGCCGACTAACGATGATTTGAATCTTGTTTCACGCGCTGGTGACACAATGACCGGACGTCTGACATTACCGACAATTGACGTTAAAAACTCCGATACTGCTATCACTTGGGGTAACGCAGGTGCAAAAACTGCAAACACTGGTGATATTTGGGGCAAAGTCTTTGGTTCATTCGTTGATAAACCTGAAGGTGCTTGGCTATCAGAAGCATTGAAAGTTATTGCAAAGAATGCACAGACAGAAACAAATAAAAAAGTTAGCAAATCAGGCGACACAATGACCGGACAGTTAATTGTTCCGTCTGAAATGGGTTTAAGAACTGCTTCGTCTCCTCATGAAGAAGAATCATTCTATACAACTATTTCAAATATAAATGATACATCCACTTTAATTCGTGTTTCTGATATTAAAGATGGAGCGATTCACTATATCGGAATAAACAAAAGTGGTCATGCATTAGTCAACGAGAACGGTTTGATTTCTCGAATTTATCATCAAAACTTCAAACCAACTCCGCTAGAAATTAAAGCAGTTGCTTTGTCCGAAGTGTTGGATGCTGGTGAGTTTTAAAAATGAGCCAAGGACGGCTCTAAATAACTGTAGGAATAACTTACAGGAAGTTTAACTCTACAGGATAAAGAAAATGGCTAATAACAAAGTTCGTCACTATCGAACAAAAGAAGCGGGTAAAGTTCCATTAGCTTCAAAATTGCTTGAAGGTGAAATTGCTATTAACTTAGCAGACACAAAAATTTATACAAACGTTGATGGAAAGATCGTGACAATCGGTCATGGTGCTGATGCAACTATCGACGGTAACAACACATGGACTGGAACAGTCAAAGCAAACAAAGTTGTTTCTGATTCGGCTCCTACAAAGAATGCAGAATTAACACGCAAAGACTATGTTGACGCTGGTGATAAAACAAACGCTGATGCTATTAAAGCTGTTGACGTAAAAGCGGATACGAAAGTTAAAAAGTCTGGTGATAAAATGACAGGCGACTTGACAACGCCTAAATTGTTTACTGATGAAGTTCATGCAACGAAATCAATAAACTCAGGCGGTAAGTCAGGAATGATTATTGAATCGGTCGCTGGTGCATCAGCTCCTACTCGTCCGTTTCGTTTAACAAATTTCAGTTCTCCGACTTATTCAAGTGCTATGCAATTCACAGATGAAAAAACATGGCTGGGTGAAATCGGAACTCG